TATTAAACAAATACGACAAGTTAAGAAAAGAGTTTAATTTATAGAAAATCAAATAAAACTTAAACAATTATATTATATAGTATAAAAACAATAAAACAATGGAATTAAAAACACAAATCTTAAACGCTTTAGGTCTTAATAAAGAAGAAGAAATAAAGTTAGAGTACCAAGCTAAATTAGTAGACGGTACGATCATAGTATCAAAAGCAGACGATATAGTTGCAGGTGTAGACGTATCTATATTAGCAGAAGACGGTACTACTATGCCATTACCAGTTGGTACTTACGAAATTGACGACGAAGAAGGTACAATGTTTATAGTAGAAGAAGAAGGTATAGTAAAAGAAATAATTGAAGAAGAAATAGAAGAAGAAGAAGCAACAAAAGAAGACGAAGAAGACTATGAAGAAGAAGAAGAAGTAGAAATGAACGAAGAAATTATAGAACCTTCAGTAGTAGAAGAAACAAGACACCCTAAAAAAGTTAAAACTACAGAAGAAATAGAGTTTAACAAAGAAGAAGTAATAGAAGAAATAGGTGCAGTAATTAAAGAACTATTAACAGAAGTAAGAAACGATGTTAGTAGGTTGTCTGCAGAGTTAGACGAAATGAAAAACACTAACGAAACTTTAGAAATACAAAAAGAAACATTAAGCGCTCAATTAGAGGAATTATCTAAAGAGCCAGCATCAGAACCAGTAAATGTAAATAAATTTACTACTGATAAAAATGTTTCTACAAATGACTATAGAAAAATGACCAGACAAGAAAAATACTGGTATAACTTAAATAATAACTAAAAAATAAAAAAACGATGGCATTAACAATTACGAGTAGTTCGTACTCGGGAAAACATGCAGGAATTTACGTAAATGCGGCTTTAAAAGCAGCAGATAGTTTAGAGTATATGACTGTAAGAGAAACGGTTAATTATAAGGAGGTAATTAACAAGGTAGCAGGAGCTAACCTAGTAAAAGACGCAACATGTGACTTTACTGAAAATTCTGCAACATTAACATTAACAGAACAAGTTCTTGAAGTTGAACCATTTCAGATTAACATTGACGTATGTAAAAAAACGATGTTGTCTGACTGGTCTTACGAAAAAATGGATGATTTTGTAGCTTATGCAATGACTTACTTATCAGATAGTATTGCAGATAGTATTGAGTTTAACATTTGGCAAGGTAACACGTCTACTTCAGGACAATTTAACGCATTATCTGCTTCAGGTATGACTACTTCTAGTGCATCTGCAGCTTATACAGCGGCTAACATTATAGCTAACTTAGGAACTTTAGCAGCTGATATACCAGCTTCAGTTTACGGTAAAGACGATTTATACATTTACATGAATAAGAAGACTTACAGATTTTATATATCTGCTATTTCTGCTTTATCTGCTTTCCCTTTTAATCATATGGGTGAATACACACCAGAGTTTGAAGGTGTTAAAATCGCAGTATGTCCAGGTGTAGCTGACAACGTAATGTTTGCTGGTCAAAAGTCTAACGCATTCTTTGGTACTTCACTTTCTAGTGACTTAACAGAAGTTAAAGTTTTAGATATGGGTGACATTACAGGATCAGACGTAGTAAGAATGATTTGTAGATATACAGCGGGAGTTCAAGTTGGTGTACCAGCAGACTTCACAAAACAATCGTAATATTAACCTTAAAAAACTATAACAATGGCATGTGAATTAACAAAAGGTAGAGCTTTAGACTGTAAAGATGTAATGGCAGGTGTAAAAAATATATATTTTGCACAACACGAAGATTTAACTATTACTCATTCGGCAGGAGCTTTAACACAGATAGCAGGTGCAGGTGGTTATAGTGCAGGTTACTATAGATACCGTGTACCAAAAGGACAGGCGAATTTTGTAGAAACTATACAAAGTTCGGTTGAAAACGGTAGTATATTTTACGAGGGCGCTATAACACTAAACTTACACAAGTTAGGGTTAAATGACCGTAACGAAATAAAATTATTAGCACAAAACAGATTAATTATATTTGTTGAACTATACCAACAAGTAAGTAGTAAAAATGAAATATGGGCGTTTGGAGTAGAAAACGGTTGTGAACTAACAGCAGGTACTTCTAATTCAGGACAAAATTTTGGTGACATGAACGGTTATTCACTAACCTTCACAGCACAAGAAAGTTTTCCTTGTCTAAGATTAGGACAATACACTTCTGTACCATTTGACAACTTTACACTAACTACAGTTGTAACTTCATAAACCTAATAGGTTTTGTTTTCATAATTATTAGGGGTGGCAATAGCTACCCCTTTTTTATAACTAAAAATATATAACATGTATAAATTAAAAGACGAATATAAAGGTTGTACAATTAGTACAGGTGGTTATGCTATACTATTAGACAACGTAAAAAGTGAACAAGTAGAAAATTTAGGACTTGTAGACTATTTTACAAAAAAAACTAAAAAAACAAAAACACCTCCACCAAGTAAATTATAAACAAAATACAAATAAATTACTGTTTTTTATATTATATAGTATGATAACAGGGGTTTACGGTAGTAATATAGACACATATTTAACTTTAGAAGAGAAAAGAATAAACACAAGTGTAGACGATAGTAAAATTAGATACCTATTCAAATTGACTAATGACATGACTAACACGGTTAAATACGTTTATGGTCTAAAAAGTACAACTAAAGATAGGTTTGTTAAAAACACACTTAGACATAATACTACTGATAGTATTTTTGAGAATCAAATAAACTTAAAACCATACGGTTTTTGGAAATATGAAGTTTACGAAGTGAGTTGGATAGGTACAGTTAGTTTAACAGACGATACAGCACCTAACAGTGAAACAGAAGTATTAGAAACAGCAAACACAAATGGAGTAGTACAAGGTAAAGTAGAAGAAGGTAAGTTATATGTACAGGAAACTTCAGGTAGTGAACAAGTAAGATTTACAGAACATACAGAAACAACAACAAATTATTTATATACAAATTAAAAATTATGAGTTTAATAGACAATAACAATATACTATTACGTGAACAATTAGGTAAAGGTGACGGTATAGTATTTACAACTGCAGCACAAACGACAAAAGACTTTTACGCAATACATTTTGTTACAGAAAGTGTAATAGCTTCTATAACAATGGCTAATTTAACAGGTGAAAGTGCTTTACATACTACAATACCAGCAGGTACAGTAATTTTTGGTAGATGTACAGCTATTACATTAACTTCAGGAGTTGCAATAGGATATACAGAACACGACGGTAAAACTGGTGAATAATGAAACTAGGACTAGGTCTAAATTTATCTAATAAAGTAGGGGGTTGGACACCTGCAAATATATCTAGTTTAATACACTGGTATAGATTTGACACAGGTATAACACAAGAAGAAGACAACGATGTCACAGCTTGGAATGACCAAAAAGGTAGTAATAATTTAACTTCTACAGGTGTTAGTAGTGCTTCACCAACTTATAGTAGTGGTGCAGTTTTATTTAATGCAAGTAATGATATTTTAACTTTTGGTAGTTCACTTGATCTTACTACTTTTGCTATATATGCACGTATAGAATGTGCATCTTTTAGTGGTGATTTTCTTTTTGAAGAAACAAGTCAGGAATTTATAAAAATTCACGATGCTAATAATATACGTATGAAAATACAAAATGGTAGTAGACACGATGTAACAGGTCTTAGTTTAAGTGCAGACACAAAGTTTAACATAGGTGTAGAACGTGAAGACACAGCAGACACAAACGATGACCAGATTTTTGTATTTATAAATAACGACTCAAAGTCTATAGGTGGAGGTGGTGGTGGTACACAATTTATTAACCAACAACTAGAAATTACTACTTTAGGACAACCAGCAGACGATGTTAAATTTTACGAAGTAGTTATATGTAATAACGCTTTATCTGCTAGTGACCGTTCTAACTTAAATACTTACTTAAATAAAATATAATGAAAAAAAAGAAAGTAAATATTAAAGATAGTATATTAAATATAAACTTAGAAACACAAACAGCACCTATAATACGTGAAGCTTTAGGTAAAGATTACATAGAATACGGTACAGAAGACTACAAAAATTTGTACCCTCAATTTTTAATTGATCTATATTACAATTCTAGTACACATAGTGCAATTATTAACGCAACTGCTGATATGGTTGCAGGTGAAGGTTTAACAATAGAAGAAACAGATAATTTAGAACCGTTTGTAAAATTAAAAAAATTCTTATCACAAGCTAATGGTAAAGGTGAAAGTTTACATACTGTAATTAAAAAATTAGCTTTTGACTTTAAGTTACAGGGTGCATACGCAATAAATGTAATATGGAGTAAAGACAGACAGTCTATATCAGAAATTTATCATATACCAGTAGAACGTATAAGAATGGGTAAACCAGACGTTACAGGTCGTGTTACTGAATACTATGTAAGTGCAGACTGGAGTAATACAAGACGTAATAAACCTCAAGCTATACCAGCTTTTAACGTAAATGACAGAAGTAACCCTAACGCTATTATATACGATGGTATGTACAGTCCAAATATGCAACTATACAAAGTACCAGATTATGTAGCGGCTTGTAATTGGTGTTTAATAGACCAAAAAGTAGCAGAATTTCATTTAGCTAATATAGAAAATGGTTTTGCAGGTTCTTATTTTATTAGTTTTGCAAATGGTGTACCTACACAAGAAGAACGTAGAC